ATGCGCTACCTGATCGCCGCCCTGTTCGTGCTCGCCACCCAGTCCTCATGGGCACGCCACCCATGCGTCGGCACCGGCGGGTCGACCAGCTTTCAGGAAGCGCCTTGCGAACGCTCGCAGGCCCAAACCGCCATCCAGCCCCTGGCCGAGGCGCGCAAACCCGGCGAGGGCGCGCCGGGCCCGGCCCTGCAACAGCCACTCAAGGAAGCCGAAGCCGAGCGGCTTCGGACCGACGCGACCGATGTGCTGCGCGACAGGATCGAGGATCTTTCCCGCCATCGGAACTCCTGCGATCGCCAGCAGCGCGAGATCCTGTCCAACCGCGCGCGAGCCCACCACAATCTCGCCGGCGCCGTGCTCGAGCCGTCGGTCGCCACGGAAGCCGCCGCGGCGGCGACGCGGTGCGAAACCCGCGCCCGCGAACTTCAGGCCGAAGTCGAAGAGGCGCGCCGGCAGTGCGCCGCGCGCGGCTGCAGCTGAGTTCCGCCTGAATCGCCGCGGTCGGTTGGAAGACCTCCCATGAACATGGGAGGGACGCGCTGCAACAAACTACCTACCATCGCAAATAGGTAAGTAAAAAGATTGCACATGAAGCCCCAGTCACCGAGAAGAAGACGGCTTGGAGAAGAGGCACCGCGGGCGGCCATGAAGGAACTGGCGGTGTTTGTCACAGTGATCGCGCTGACCATGCTGCTCAGCCTTGCGTTCATCGGTTGATCGGTTTCTGCCCGCGCAGTGCCGTAGGGCTGCGCACCCCGATCGAGGTCATCCCGAAGTGATGTCAGATCCCCCGAGCGCCGCGGCTCGAGGCGGTCACCCTTGCCGCAGGCGAAACCGGTGCGAATCGCCTTCCCGACAGCGACCATCCGATCCCGAAAAACACAACGCCTGCCAGTGGTTTCCCAGTGGCAGGCGTCGTCATGAATGGTGGAGCTGGGGGGATTTGAACCCCCATCCGCTCTAGCTATACCGTGGGCTGCGCGTTGCGCGTGCGAATCACGTGCGAATTTGAGCCGCGCCGCGCCACTGTGCTTTTAGCCAGCATCGGGCGCCCGACTTGCCGACGGCGTCCCCCACAACTCGGGCTCGCGCCGCCGCAGCTCAGCTACGCCGGCCTGGCGCGCCGCCTCCCAGGTGTCGAAGTGCGCAGCAGCTGTCGCCAGCTCATTGAATTTGGTCGCGACGCCCAAGTTTTCGACTATGGCCCAGTAGAAGCGGCCCCGCACCGGCTCGGTGACCCGGACAGAGACGGAGCGGAAGTAATCGGTCATGACAAAAGCTTAGCGCCAAAACCGTTACCTAGTAGTCCGTAGCAATCCGAGTGAAACCGATTTCTACGTCGGTGCGCCATGCCTCACCCAATGGATCCGCGTTCTCTTCGTCACCCTTGAACTGCCCGTTCTCACGCCCTTCAGCTAAGCAGCCATCTTGAGGTAGTGGCTGATCGAAGCTTTAAGCGCACAGCCACCCGCCGATACGTAACAGGCAGAGACATTTGGCGTATCCTCGCCACTACACAAAACTGAGAAACCCTATGCAAACATTCCCGAGGCTAGTCGAACTTTCGATAGTCGTACTTGCGTTAGTAGGTGTGGTCGCTCTCGTTCTATTAATCTACCGCTGGGTAAGACAGAAAAGGCAACAAAACGACATAAAGACCGACGCGATGAGTCTCGACGCAATTCGCATAAGTGCACGCGAGCATCTGCTAATAGTTTTTGCGCTATCCGTCATCCTTGTAGTTGGCAGCCACCACGAATGGTTCTCAGAATTCCCCTATTGGATACGCACCGTTCTCAAGGAGTTGGGCTTCGCAGGCCTAGTTGCGATCGTGCTGATTTTTGTACTAGAAAGGTATTCGAAAGCCCGTCATGAGGCGCAAACAAAACTTCAGATTGAAGAGATAAATAAAGATCTTTTCATGGCGATATTTAGACGACAGATATCACCAAGCGTCCGCGCTGAGCTTCAGACTTCACTGTTCGATTCAAAAGTTGGAAGGGACAACGCCGAGGTCACCTACAAGCTTGAGATGATCGACAACCCTTCCGTACAACATCCAAACTACCCCTCTGCTTCGTTGATAAGGGTATCTCAGTCGTCACGATATGAAGCATGCAATATAACAATGGGGTCAATAACACATAACTTCGGCGTATATATTGAACTACCCCCTCTTCCTGAATTAAACAAAGAATGCGCAATCACTAGGTTTGCCACTAAACGTCAGGGTCAAACCGAGTGGGAGGAGCATATTAACCCAGGCGAGGCAATTAGAGCGGGCGCAGATGATCGAACTTCATTAGTCTTTCAAAAAATGGTCACGCTCGGAATTCGTGAAAACATTGAGGTTGCGACCGAAGCATATTTTTTGAAGAACTTATTCGACACAGAGGTTTGGTGCTCTATGCTTCCCACAGAGAAGCTGAAACTCGCTGTAATTGTTCCCGGAGGGGGCTTGAAACTGGACGCAACCGCCAACAACTCATCCAAGCTGAAGTACAGGAAACGGGACGAATCCCTACATGAGTGGTCGCTAGACAACGGCATGCTTCCTCACCAGTCTGTTGCGTTCTGGTGGTCGCCAGCGAAGCTGCCACAGAACGTAACAGAAGTTGCTGGCAAGGGCATGGATGCTGTGATAGCCTCTACTCCCTCGCTTCCCTCAACCACGGAAAGGAATCCTCTATGAAGTTCAAGCTCCACAACGGCGGTGGCTCCGGCGGATAACTCAGGAACGCAGCTACCCATTTCCCCTGAAACGGTCCGCTTAGCGGGCCGTTTCTGTTTCTGAGGTGTTGCCCGGCAGGGCTCGTTGCTTGAGCCGAAGTGGATCGACTGGACTGGGCTGTAGAGCGCGCTACTTCAGCGCCTGCTGCAAGGGCTCCATCGGCCCGGCTCCATACACCTCGGTCGGCGCCAACCGCATCAGCACCTTCGTCTGCTCGACCGTCCCCTCGAGCCACTGGTCGAAGTCGCCCGGCTGCAGCGGGATCACGCTCCGCTTGTCCTGCTTGTCGGCCGCCAGCTTCGGCTCGGGCTTGTGCATGCGGCTCATCAGCGGGTCAGCGTCCGCGTTCACCGTGAGCATGGTGTAGCTCTCGTGAACCTCACCCGTGGCCTTGTCGGTCCAGGTGTTCCACAGACCAGCCAGTCCCCAAGGCGCGCCATCCGCGCGGCGGAAGCGCCACCACACGTTCTTCCCGCTCTCCCAGTTAGGCTCGTCGAAGGTGGCGGCCGGGATGATGCAGCGCTGACCGCGCTTCCAAGGGTCCTTGTAGCTGGCCTTCGCCTCCAACTCCTCGCTGCGCGCGTTGTTCGTGGGGAACTTGAGCTTCGGCTCTTTGGCGAACCAGGGGATCAGGCCCCACTGCCCGACGACGAGCTCGCGCTCGTAGCCCACAGCGTCCCGCCGGCGGCGAATGAACGGGCCCGGCGCCCGGGGGAAGATCTCGCGCGGCCACAGGTCAGGCTGATGCGCCCGGGGCAGGCTCCAGAAACGCTCGATCTCGGCCACCTCGGGAGGGATATAGCGATTGCACATGGCCGCAGCTTACTCAGGCCCTGCCCGGCAGCAAGTCGGCGGACTTCGCCTGCCAGCACCAATGCGCACGCTTGTGTGGAACCGGGCCGGCGAGCTCGAACGTGAAGCGCACGCGGCCCACTCTGGGCACGAACATCTCCAGCGACGCCTCGGGCGGCTGGACCTCTCCCGCCGGCGGCAGCGAGTACATGGCGCGCACCACGAACTGACCGGGCACAGTGTCCAGGATGCCGGTTCCGCGATCGGTGTCCATGGATCGATCGTAGCAAACTACTGGATGCCCGTACAGTATCCGGATACAGTGGAGGGCCACTTCAGGAGATGACCATGTGGCAATCCCCCACCCCGATCTCGTATCGCGGCCGCGAGCTATCCGACCTGGAAGCCTGGGTCTTTGTGTTCGCCAACACCTGGCAGGAGCTCGAGCACGACCCCGAGGACCTGCGCATGGCGGGCTTCAACGTCTTCGGCCCGGCTGTGGCCGCGAAGCATGGAGACGAGGACCCTGCAGCCGTCGCGCGCCGTCTGTACCCAGAAGCCGGCGAGTACAACGACGACCTCTATCCCGCTCATGCCGGCGATGACGCCGACCCGCTGGAAACCGCGCGCGCGGAGGAGCCTGCCCCGCCTCCCGAGTTCGGGCTACCGAGCTCCGATGTGCCTTTCTGACCAGCCATGCACTGCGTCGTCTACGTCCTGCGCGAGGCGGGCAAGAAGCTGCCGCGGGACGTAGTGCAGAGCCGCCCTTACCCGGGCTGGCTGTTCTTCGGCGACGACCGCCGCAAGTTCTACCCACGCGCCGTCGCCAGGCTGTTTGAGACCGAGCGCACCCGCGTCGACGTCATCGAGCCCCTAATCCACGCGAGCATCAAGAAGATCGAGAATGGCGGCATCCTGATCTACGGGGCCATCGAGGCAGTCGGCTACCAGCAGCCCGACCCGCCGCAGGTGTGGTGGTGCATGCCCGCGCCGCCGGTTGAAGTGACGCCTCCGCCGCATGAATACCGTACAACCTTTCCATCCACCGTAGGAGCACCATGATCGAGAACGAAGACGCCGATCCCGTGGGCGCAGCTCAGGACGACCTGCACGACCCGGTGACCAAGTTCACAGCCCTGGCCGTGCAGTGTGGCCTGATCCAGCCGGGCGACAAGCTCGACCAGAACGTGCTGGAACTCTGCGCCGGCGTCGTGAGCCTGTGCGCTGGCGTGGCTGACGGCTACGAGAACCCATCATGTCCAGACGACACCGTTGGGGACCATCTTCGCGCCGTGCTGTTCGAGCACTGAGTGGCTGCAGCAACCATTCACCCTCGCGCGATGGCACGTCTTCCGACCGGCCGTCTATTTTCCTAGCCCGCCAACCGCGGAGCTAGTATCCCGGAATGCCACAGAACAACCCCCACCTCACTCTAGACCAGAAGGTCGCTGCTCTCGCTTGGGTGTCTGCGTGCGAAAAGCTGGATCACTTTCTCCGCGCGACGCCTGGGTATCCTCAGCTGACCCCCGAAGAGGTGGCCGACATGATGGACACGACTGAGAGCGCGCTCCTTGAGCTGCGACGTACCTTCGAGCATTCAGTCAACGCTGAACAAAGCTGAAAGACCAGCCGGCCCACAACGCAAAAAGCGCCCCCAGCGCCGAAGCGCCAGGGGCTGGTGGGAAGCGGCGCGCATTCAGCGTCCCAGGCCTCGAGCAGCGCCGTCGACAATGCCAGCATGAGCAACATCTACGACGCGATCACGAAGGCCCTGTCTGCGCACTGGAAAGCGCACGACAACAAGTACCCGCAGAAGCTCGTCCTGTCGACCTCGCAGCACGCGGACCTGATGCGCCGGCGGAAGATGACGAAGACCGAGACCGAGGCGACCCAGGTCGACCCAGCACGTTTCATGGGTGTGGCGATTGAGATCAACGATGCAGCGCCGGGCGCGCTGATCGCTGTCGACGGCACGCCGGTGGCAATCGACGCGTAGCGTTTCACTCACTCCCTGCGCCGGGCCTGTGTGGTTTTTTCCCGGGCCCAGGCTACCGAAGGCTCGACCCAGCGTGTTCATTGCCCGGCCCGCTGAGCGTCCACACCGCCGAACCCACGCCTATCAGCGCCTCGATATCGGCCTCATAGGTGGCGCTGCTCGTGTCGAGACGGTCGATTACGGCAGCGAGGACAACCAGTGCCTCGTCGGCAGACGGACTGCCACCTGCGTTCGACAGCTCGACCATTCGTCGGATACTCATCACTTGCTTCATCCGATCACTGTGCGCGTGCGCAAGGATGCATGCAATAGGCCTGCACGCCGTCCTGCACCGAAGCGCCAGGGGCTGATGGGAATGGGACGAAGGATCAGCGGGGCCACGCCTCGATCAGCCCAGCGCGCTTCGAGCGCTCGCACCCGTAGGCCCCGATCCATTCGACGGCCCAGGCCGCCAGGTCCTGCGCGTTGGCCAGTGGCCGCAGATCAGCCGGCCGAGCGCACTCCGCCGTGAGCCCCACAGGAGGCGGGTCGATCTTCGCTGGCGCACTTGGCGGCGTCGTTGAGCATGCGCACAGCAGCAGGAGGCACAGGGCAGGCAGCAAGGTCCTGGGTGACATATTCGATCTCCTTCACGGTGCGGGTGATGTAGCGGTCGCGGTAGACGGTCTGCGCCGCTTCCTTGACCTCGGCCTGGTGTGCGCGGCCGCGGTTGCTCTCACGCTGCAGCTCGGCCGCGGCGGCGTACTCGGCCTGCGATCGCGCGTAGCCGGCGGAGTCGGCCGATCGCTCAAGATGCTGGACGTAGAAGAAGGCCGCGGCGAGCAGCACGACGATCAGCAGCAGCTTCCAGTTCACCAGCAGAGCGCGCACGGCCGCCGTCATGCGAGCGCCCGGTAGGCGTCCCGCAGTCGCTCGTCGTAGTTTTTCTTCACGTAGCTGGGGCCGTTGTAGTTCTTCGCGAAGGTGGCCCAGTCCTTCGCCTTGAGCGCGCGCTGCATCACGCCGCCGCGGTCGTTCTTCAGAAACGAGATGAATGCGTCGAGCTGCTTCCCCTCGCTGGCGTACATCGCGTTGATGAAACCTTGCAGTGTCATGAAACCGGCTGTCTGGTGGTTGAAGCCCATGATCTGGAACTTGCCCCAGGAAGTTGCTTCGAGCGCTGCGGTGCGGTCAAGGGCCGCAGCCTCTGCGAGGCGTGCATGCTGCTCCCAGGTGCGCCCGTAGCCGCCTGGGGTGGGGTTCGAGATGTCCGGGTGCGTGGCGTCAAAGCGACCCTGCGTGCGCTCGCTGAAGACATGGCGCTCAAACAAGATCGTCGGCTCGCCAGTGGAGAGGAAGCCGCCGTTCGGCGCCTCGATCTGCGCCACCGCCTTGATACTCGGCACATCGACGCCCAGCGCATCGGCCGCGCGCTGGAAGTCCTCAGGGACTAGAGTCTTCATGGCTTGATCTCCGGCAGTTCAGACAGCGGGGCGTGATCGCTCTTCACATCGGCCGGCGCGCCGTGGCGCCAGCGGTACGCATCGCACAGGAAGCCGAAGAACACGACGCCCGCGAAGATCGTGGTCACGATGTCGGGCCAGAAGCGCAGCCACATGGGAAGCACCGGGCCGAGGGCGGCGGTGATCGAGATGGCGAGCGACGCCTGGTAGAAGGCACGGATGCGCCGCAGCACCCGCTTGTCGCCCGCGCCCAGCCGGCAGATGCACGAGCTCGCGATGCCGATGCAGATGATGAAGTTCAGCCCGGCCAGGGTGTAGACGGTGCTCATTGCCCTGCCCCCTTCTTCACGACCAGCTCAAGACCAGCCTTGACCAGCCCGCCCAGGAACTTGAGCACCCGTGGCCACTGGTCGCCGATGTAGCCCAGAGCGAAGGAGACGAAGCCGTAGAGACCGGCTTCGCTGACGCCGGTCAGCTTCGATGCGCTGTAGGCCGCCAGGGGCACCGTGAAGCACATCGCAATCAGGGTCGAATAGAAGACCAGCCAGAACGACCCGCCGCGCGGCGTGGCGCCGATCTGGCCAAGGCGCATGGCCGAGCCGGCGACAGCTGCCACCATGATCAGGACGTAGGGAGCGACGACCGCGGCGATCTGCGGTGCAAAGGCGTAGCCGAAGATCAGGGTGGAAGCCGAGGCGCAGCACTTCCATCTGCTCTTCGAACAGGTTGGTCAGCTGGATCTTCTCGGCCTGGCTGGCGTTGGTCGGGCCCTTGTCGTCGGTGATGACGATGCCGTTCTGGATCAGGCGGTCTTCGTCGAGGGCCAGGCCGTCATGAGCCGAGCGCCACGGGTAGTTGGCCTGCTGGTTGGTTATGGGTGCTGCGCAATGCCTATGTCACGCTGGGCAAGCGCATCGCCAAGCGGCCGGCGCTGAAGCCCGTGGTGTCGGGCCTCACGGGCTCGCACGGCCTGGAAGCGATCAGCGGCCGGCTGAAGCTGTTCGTTGACCGCGGCTCGGCCTTCGTACCGCCCTCCATCTGCGACGTGATCGAGCTCGACAAGCCCGCGGCGGCGGCCGGCGCGGACCTGGACCGCGTGCTCTACGCTGACCTGTTCAACGGCTACCCCTACGTCGTGTCGCGCTATGCCAACCGCGTGACCTGGCACCACTACGTCGACGCGAACCCGACCACGCCCATCACGGACGCAAACTGCCCTCAGTCGAACTCCGTCACCAAGGCGGCGAGCCGGGTCTTCGCCATCGGCTGCGAGAACGTGCGCTACTGCAAGGCCGGAGACCCGCGCGACTGGACGACGGCGAGCGATGCGGGCTTCTTGCCGGCTGGCCTTCAGTCGGACACCAAGAGCGCATGCACGGCGGTCGGCACCTTCCAGGAATCGCTTGTCGTCTTCTTCTCGGAGCAGGCGCAGATCTGGAACGTGGCGGTCGACCCCGCGGCGAACGTGCTGAGCAAGCGGATCTCCGGCGTCGGCACGCAGGCGCCTCTGTCGCTCGCGCCGTTCTCCAACGATCTGATGTTCCTGTCTCCTTACGGCCTGCGGACGATGACCGTGCAGGCACAGACCAACCGCATCGACGACAACGACGTCGGCGTCCCGATCGACAAGCTGGTGGTGCCCGACGTGGCGGCAGTGAATGCCGCGGCCGACCCCTACGACTCGTTCGGCGTCTGGATCCACCAGCTGGGCCAGTACTGGCTCGTGATGGACATGGGCGACCACTCCAAGGTCTGGGCCTACACCTACTCGAAGTCTTCGAAGATCGCCTGCTGGAGCGAGTACACCTTCCCGGTTCGCATCTCCGCGCTGGCAACGCTGGACGGCCGGGTCTACGTCCGATCGACCGACACCCTCTACGAGGTCAGCGCTCTGCAGTACACCGACGGGAACCAGCTGGTCCCGGTCGAGATCCAGATGGCCTTCCAGGACGCGAAGACGCCGGGGATCAACAAACAGGTCTGGGGCGCCGACCTGGTGGCGGTGGGCAGCATGGATTTCTCGATGAAGTACGACCCGCGCGACCTGGCCAAGGAATCCGTGCCGCAGACGATCACGGGCGACACGCGGCCGGGTGACATGCAGCCGATCGAGGTCATGGCGCCTGCGTTCGCCCCGGTGTTCAGGCACTCGCGCGATGAAGCTTTCGAGCTCGATGCGCTGTCGATCTACTATTTCGCTCTGGGCCCCCAGTAGTGTTCCAGCAGCTCACGCTCGCCGACGCCGTGCTGGTTTGCGCCGGCATGAGAGACGAGGATCGTGAGTGCCTCGCGTCTCTCGCGGGGCTCTGTGACCCCGAAATCTTCGCGGTGAACCGCTGGCAGACGGATGGCGCAGCCTGGTCGCTCTATCAGGGCGGCCGACCTGTGGCGATCCTAGGACTGTCGAAGAGCAACGCATGGACCCTGACCGCGTGGCTCGTCGCGGCGCCCGCCATGTCGCACCAATCGTGGAAAAAACTTCTCCGCTTCTGCCGCACAGTCCGGGGCAACGCGCTTCAGACGACGCGGCGCATCGAGTGCACCGTCCTGGCGACATGGACCCAAGCAGCAAGGTTCGCTGAGTCGCTGGGCTTTGAACTGGAGGGTGTGAAACGCGAGGCCGGCAAGGACGGTCAAGACATCTTGCTCTACGCAATTCGAAAGGCTTCGGAATGAACAACATCGAGTACACGCTGGCGGTCGCCACGCCCGGCACTTCGCAGAAGCTGTCACTGGCTGGTGCCGGCGTCGCCGTCGTCACCGCGGCTGCGATCGGCTCTGACATCGTCGTGATCACGCCGACCGTCGACTGCTTCTTCCGCAAGAGTGCGACGGCAAGCGCAGCCCTCACAGCCCCTCGCGGCGTGAGCATTCGGAAGTTCAAGACCGAGGAGCGGATCCAGATCGCCTTCAGCTTCCGCGGCGTCGAGTGCCGGGAGCTGTTGCCGCCCTGCAGCATCACCAAGAGCGCGCTGGCCTATGCGGCCGGCCTGCGGGCCGAGATCCAGCGCAAGATCGCTGACGACGAGTTTCGATACACCGAGCACTTTCCGGAGAGCCAGCGCGCGGCCCAGTTCGACGAGCTGCCAAAGCACGTGCTGCTTGGCAAGCTGATCGACAAGCAGATCGAGACCTACGCCTCGCAGGTCGCCAATGGAACCCTGGCGCAGAGCACGCACGACGGCTACGTCAAGGCGCTCACCAGCACGCGCATGAAGCACTGGCGGACCAAGGCCATCGGCTCAGTGACGCCGAGCATGCTGCGCGCCTGGATCAGCGACCTGGCCGTAACGGCCAAGTTCGCTCGCAACCTGCTGACGCCTTTCCGGAGCGTCTTCGAGGACGCGCTCAACGACGACTTGATCAAGTTCGACCCGTTCGAGCGGATTGCCTTGACCAAGCTGCTCAAGCAAACGGCGACCGACAGCAAGTACGTGGTCGACCCGTTCACCGAGGCAGAGCGGGCCCAGCTGGTCGCCGCGGCGCGGCCCGACGAGTGGCCCACCGTCCAGTTCTGGCTGGAGACCGGCGTCCGGCCCGGGGAACTCCAGGCGCTGCGCTGGTCACGGGCCAACCTCGCTGCAGGCAAGGTGCGGATCGACCTGAATCAGGTGGCGGGGCAGGAGAAGGGGCCGAAGACCGAGGCCGGCGTGCGCGACGTCGAGCTCAGCGACCTAGCCATGGCCGCGCTTGAGGCGCAGAAGCTGATCAGCTTGGCGGCCGACGGCCACATCTTCCTGAACCCGCGCACGGGCAAGCCCTGGACGACCGACGCACAGCTGCGCAAGGGTCTGTGGGTGCCGCTGCTCGCGCGCTCCGGCGTGCGCTATCGGAATCCCTACCAAGCCAGGCACACCTACGCAAGTGCCAGGCTCACGGCCGGCGCCAACCCGTGGTGGCTGGCCGAGCAGCTTGGCCACGTCGACGTGCAGATGGTCTTTCAGACCTATGGGAAGTTCATCCCGGAGGACTACCAGAAGCCCAAGGCGCCAAGGCTCAAGGCCGTGGCCTGA